TTCCTTGAGTTTTAAGTATTCAATGACCGCGAAGTCAAATTCAAAATCGTAAGTGTTATCCATCAGCCACCGGAACCATTTGCGGCCCTCTTCCGTATCGAGGATCTTTTTTAGGTTACTCGGTGTACGCCTGTATTTCCCGAAGTTTATCCATGAGGACAGATATAGCTTTCTCATATCATTTGGCTATTACGTCATCGACATATCTCACGAAAGCGGACTGGATTCGCTCACCGTCCTTATTCACGACCTTCTCGCAGTAGGAGATCATCTTCTTGTGGATCTTCTCAAGATCCTCCATGCTCATGTTGATACCCTCACGCATGAACCACATCTGGTATACCTGCATGAATCCTTGTGGATTGGTGACTTGGATCTTTTTCTTGATCTTCGCCTTGGTAGGGGTAGGAGACATACTGGCGGCGCTGAAATCGAATGCTGCCTGTACTTCCGCGGTGGCTTTCTCTGCCTCCGCCTTGGCTCTCGCTTCCTCTTCCTTGCGCTTGCGTTCCAGTTCGGCCTTTTGACGTTCCTCCGCCTCTTTCCGTTTGCGCTCCTCCTCCAGCCGTGCCGCCTCGATTGCGTTGGTCTTGCGAATTTCCTCTTGCTCCTCCAGTTGTTTCCGGAGGGATGGGAGGCGGTCGACCAAGGATTGTTTCAGTCCCTCGATCTCGAAAGCGTATCGATCGGAATATTCTTTTTTCTTTAGGATGGCTATCTCGTTCTTGATCGCTTTGCGGGTCTCACCGTCCATATAGAATGTCTGTTTGTTATCCACGACGTTTTTCACGAAATCCGTCCATGAGAAACCGGTGCTTGTTTGCGTGATCTGCCGGCATACGTCCCCATACGTGGCTAGGGAGGCACGATTGAAAATCCCGTTCAAGGCGTTGATATGCTTCTCGACGTAGGCGGCGTACGTGGTATCAAGCAAGACCGTTATGTCGGCCCGGTATTGGGCTTTCTCGTTCTCCGCCAACTGTTTTTGCCGGGCCTCTTCCTCACGGCGTTTTTGCTCTTCCAGCTTCTTGGCGGCGTATTTGTTACGCTCCATCTGTAGCAGATAAGGGATGGTTCCCTTGGATTTGGCGTCTATGGAACCCTCTAGTGTCGTGAAACGTTTGGATATGGCCGTTAGCATTTGGGTTAACGGCTTCCGGCGGTTGTTCATGTTCTCTACGGTCTTCTTTGACTTCGCAAGGTATTCTTGTACCGCAGTGTCGATCTCGTCCGTGCCGATACCTCCATTTCCCTCAATCGTGTCCAAGAGGGTTTTCCCTGCGTTCGTGCAAGCTGAGACCGACGCCTCATTGCGGGCGAGAATATCCGGGGCCGTCTGTAAGATGCTAATGACCTCGTTAGCCTTGAAAGGTAAATTGTTATTCTGTGTATCCATGTCGATAAAATTTTGAATGTTGATATTGAACTCTTAAAATCCGGCTTCTTCATCTTCTTGTGATATTTGGGCTGTTATACCAGATACGGGTACCGGTTCCGCTTGCGGTTGCTCTCCGAATCCTTGTAAAGGATTTTCCGATTGGGGCTGGAGGGCTTGCGGTTGCTGTCCGGCTTGATTGGGCTGGATAACGGTTGTTTCTTCCAGTCCGTAGTCGATCTCTTGCGGTTCCTCCTGTGTCTCGAATGAGGAGAACTGTCCCGTGCGTACCTTGGGATATCCGTCGAAAGCGTGCTTGATAAGCTTGCTTTCCAAGAATCCCGGATCAATACCTCCTTCGCTAGAGGTATAAAGGACATTGGCCTTCCCTTCTTTCTGCCGGGTTTGCGGGTTCCATTTCTGGTTGTTCTTAAAGCTGTACGCTTCCAATCGCTTGATATCGCCTTCCATCATCCAGTGCCAGTCCACGGTACCGTCGGAGCGTACGATACGTAAGAAACCACCTATCACCTTGTTGGACTTTCGGGGGCATGCCGCTTGGTAGGTCACGGTCTTTACGCCGTCGATCAATCCGGGGGAGAAGGTATCGCCCTCATAGCAAACCACGGGATTATCCACGTAACGGACTTGTCCGGCACGTTGCCGCATGACTAACTCGCCATATCCGGTGATGGAGAGATAAGCACGTAGTTCGTAGATATCGCTACCGTTGTTATCCTTATAACCGGTCTTCGTGCTACGGGGAAGAATATAACAGTGCGGCCGCCCTGTTGGGTCAAGTGACAGGCCGTTGACCGCTATATCCAAAAAGCATCCATAGAGGGATAACGGTGTGCATCTTTGCAGTTCCGGCTTGTCTTGTAATATCTTCCGGAAGTTGAATTTCTCTTTCTCGTAGATTTGCGCTCCTTGGGCGGTACCCCAGATCGCATTATACATTTGGATGAACTTTTGTTCTACCCTGTTATCTTCCGCTATCATGAGCGGGTTTAGCTGATTCAACTCAGCTACTTTGATCTGAATTAGATTCGACATGATGTTATGTTTTTAAATGTTAGTTACCAATGTTTAGCTATCATGTAAGCCATTGCCGCACATCCGGACGTCGTGATGATATGCAGAAAATGTCCTAGGCAAATAGCCACGATTCCAAGTATGGCGAGCGTTCCGAAAAGGATGTAAAATCCCCACCTCACCGCTTGGGCGAGTTTCCAGTAATCTGTTTTCATACGTCAATGATTTATTAGCAATGCGGTTTACCGTCCGTGAAATAGCGAGTTGGATGGGTATCGTAAACTTCCTTTTGCAACGCCTTGCCAAGGTGCCTTGCTATGTTAATGATTCATTTAATAGTCGTATGGATCCATGGCGCACTTATACAGGTTTTCCAGCCTGTACTCGATTTTGCCCGGTCGCTTGTAACGTTGTAGCCTACCTTCCGAGACCCATCTTTCCACGTTCTGCCTCCCGAAACGGAGGTGCGCTTCCTTTTGCCCGATAAATTCCCGGATACCCGCTTGCATCCTTGTGATTTGCCAAGCAAGGTATTCGATCTCGATCTTTCGTAAAGAAGGTATGCTTTGATAGGTGTTTTCGGTTGGCATGATTATTCGCCCTTAAATAGATTCTTTTCGTTCGCATATCGCATGAACTCCGCCATGGAGTGTATCGAGAGTTTCCGAAAAACGTTCTTCCGGTGGTTCTTTACGGTGTGGGACGAGATGAAAAGCGTTTCCGCGATCTCTTCGTCTTTCTTTCCATAGTAGCAAAGCTCCATCACCCGAAGCTGGCTGTCTGATAATGTGCTGTTGAACTTCGGTTCACAGATTTTCTTAAACCCGTCACATTCTCCTCGTAGAGGGCAGCCGACAAACTCGAATTTGAAATTCCAGTTCTCATCCACGTCTATCATGTTATCGTACAGCCCGAAGTTGCATTTGATAAACCTACGTACAGCCAAGAAATCCCGGTAGCATTTATTCCCGTCGTAGCGGGCGTAATACTTGCGGAGTGCCGCATAAGCCTCCGGATAGAACTCTTCCAAAATCTCAAGGAAACTTTGAATGAAATCCGTATCGGACTCTTTCAGTTGGCGTTCCGGCTGTCCCTGCTCTTTGATAGTTACTTCACCGGAGGGGGTGGTATAGAATTCTATTGCGCGCATACCTTATCCTCCTTTGGGAATAATTCACTGGCAGGAATGCCAAGTTCTCTTTCTATCACTTCTTGGGCTAACGCATCCGGTTGGTAGACTCCCGCTACCCAACATCTGACAGCCGATTCAGATCGTTTGGTAATGGTGGCTATCTTTTGGATGAAAGCCTTCTTTGGCGGCGTGTTGTCCAGGGAGAAATAAATCTCCCTGAACGAACGAGCGCCTTCCTCATGACTTTGTAGGTTTAATTTTTCCATTTTTGCCTCCTTACATTATTATATATGTTCTGTACTTTATATTTTCGCAACTACTATTAATTATTACAGGTGCAAATATGGAGTAAACTTGTGAAATATACAAGAAAATTTGCGAAAATCTAAATAAAAACTTTTATTTTTCACAAGTTGCTGTGCGGATATTGTGCGTAACTTCATAAATATGAATGTAATAGATAACATATTTAAGATAATGGCTCAAA